ATTGGCCAAAGAACAGAATCCTTCTTAAGACAGCCAGACAGATTGGTAAATCAACATTCTTATCAGCATTCGCACTTACTCACAGTGCAAGACATGCTCACCAACGTGTATTCTATGCATCAACATCAGAGAAGCAAGCCAGAGAGTTTGCTAGAGTGAAGCTGAACGAGTTTCTTTCTCGTAGCCCAAGGGTTAAGTCAATTCTTTTAAACTCTGCCGCAGGTGATATTAATGACTCGGTATTTGAAAAGCAATTCTCTAACGGGTCTGGTATCACAGTATCATATATGAAAGATGATGCGGATAGAACTCGTGGTTATTCAGCAGATGTTCTAATGCTGGATGAGGTTCAAGATATGGATCATACTCAAATGCCAGTTGTTGAGGAAATCCTATCGGCTTCTATGACTCCTATGAGATTCTACACAGGTACGCCAAAGACCATGGATAATCATATTGAGCACAAGTGGAACATGTCTACTAAGCATGAAGTGTTCTTTAGATGTAAATCTTGTAACAAGTTTAATAGTATAGGATATAACAGTATCGGGAAGAAAGGCCCTGTATGTACTATATGCGGAGGATACCTGGATATTACTAGACACATATGGGTTCCTACATTTGATAAAACTGGTCCAGACCCTTATTATCTTGGCGCTAGAATACCTCAGCCAGCCCTTATGCTTCATTCAGGGTACGAAACAAAATGGGAAGATCTACTGCACAAATACGAGACTTATGATGAAAGTAAGTTCTGTAATGAGGTTCTTGGTATATCTCACAGTACAGGTTCAAGATTTCTTACTCAAGATGATATCATTAACAACTGTACTGGTGAGCCAACCCTGCAAATGCCAAACGAAAGAATCTTTAGAATATTTGACATGTTTGTAATGGGGATAGATTGGACTGGTGATGGTGTAAACAATGTATCTAAGAATGCAGTTGTCATATACGGTAGACGTTCTGGAGATCCTGCATTTAGAGCACAAGTTGTATACAAGAAGATTTTTCCAAGACAAGATTTTATGAAGACAATGCAAGAGCTTACCATGTTAGCACAGGCATTCAAAGTAAGACTAATTGGAGCGGATGCTGGAGAGGGTGCGCTGAATAACGCATACATGGCTGATGCTATTGGTGCGAATAGAGTACAGCCTTTCAGATATGGCGCATTCGATTTACCTGCAAGACTGTCTGCAGACAAGAGAACCGTGTACCTAGATAAGACGCAAGCTATCGATGACTTTTTTCTTAATTTCAAGAAGGGTCAATTCATTCTTCCACCATTTGAAACATTCACAGAAGAGACAGAGCACATATTATCAGAGTACGAGGTTACTTCAAAAAGTGGTAGAAAGATATGGACTCACAGCCCATCCGTCCCTGATGATTTCCTACATGCTATGGTTTTTGGCTATAATGCTTTTAAGATAGCAATGGGAAGTTTAAAGTTCTACTAGGACGTATTCTCGTTTTATGTTATAATTTAAAAAAATTTCTTAGAGATAAAAGGAAAGTCAAATGGTAGAGTTAGAAAAAATCGCATCACTTCTAGAAGGTGCTCACGAAGAGATCGCTGCTAAGGATCAAGAAATCCTAGAGCTTAAAGCAAAGAACGAAGAGCTTGAATCAGCTGTGACACTAGAGAAAGAAGCAGCAGATCATTCTACTACTTGGGATTCACAACATGAAATGGGTAGTGCTGTAGATGGTTATACGGCTCCAGATGCTACTGCTTCAGACCGTTTAGACTCTTTCCTTAACGACTAAATGTAAGCCTTTTGGCTTATGTTCCTCTAAAACCCTCCTAAAAAACCTTCGATCAATCGACCTTTTTTGCGTTTTTCCAAAAACAATGTACAATAACAGTGTTTAAAAATTAAAACAAAGAAAGGCAATAACATGAAGAATATTGAAATTGTTCGTGGCTATAGAAGCTTCGGTCATGAAGATGTATACGCTAGCAACCCTGCTGTTACTGTAGTTGAGGGAGACATTGTCGATCCAGCTGGTGACAAAGTTACTTTACTTGCAGAACACTTAGAGTGTGGTATGGCAATTGAAAGAAATATGATTAACGGTCAACCTAAAGAGAGCGGTAAAACACCTGTTTACGTTTCTAACTTCGTTGTACGTACTTCTCATTATGCTCCTGCTGCTTATGCAGTTAACGATGCACTATCTGTTGCAGATGGAATGCTAAAAGCTGTTGATGCTACAAACACTATTGTTTGGGGTTATGTAACTGCTGTAAACACTGACGGTACTCTAGATGTCCGTTGTAACTACTAAGAAGGGAGCTTAGATGCAAACTGAAACACCAAGTGTAAAACAAACTAACGCTAATTTTGTTCGCAAAATTTATCAGTCGCCTGAACTTCTTAAGGAAGCAATGGAAAACTCTACTTATTTCATTAGAGATAAAGTACGTGAACTAGGATTCGCTCGTAAACTTGTTGAGCCAATTTTTGTTACTTCTGCAGATCTTGACAGAACTGTTGAAAATGATCAGCCTACAATCATTCTTGAAAAAGATATGGAAGCAAAGGCATATACTTTACCATTCCGTGGTCAAGGTGAGTCAAAATACTGGGAAGGCGATAAATTCATTATCACATTCCAAAAACTTGAATCAGACCGTTTCAACAAATCAAAATTTGAGATGATGAACAGCAAAACTGATTACAAAACTTTACTTCAAAAACGTATTGTTGAAGAAATGTTCTATGCTGAAGATGAAACTATCATTGCTGCATTTGACACTATCATCGCTGACGTTGAAGCTGCAACTCCAGGTACTCAGTATCAAGTAGTTACAGGTGGTTTAACTAAGACTAACATCAAAATCTTGATGCAAATGATGTCTAAAAACCGTATGATGCCTCCTAAAGGTGGTCCAAAACCTAAATTCCTTATGACTCAAACTCTTAAAATGGAGCTTGTTGAATTAGGTATGATCGAAATTGGTGATTCTTCAGTTGGAAAATACTGGAATGAAGGTACTGTAGGTGTTGATAACCTATTCGGTATTCCAGTTGTTGATACAATCAAAAATGACCTTGTAAAAGACGATGAGATGTACATCATTGCTCCACAAGATTACTTTGGACGTTTCTTCATCCTTCAAGATCACACAATGGTGATTAAAACTGAAGCTGATATGATCGAGTTCTGGTCTTATGGTTCTTTCGGTATGGGTTTTGCAAACACTAAAGGTGTTGCTAAAATCAAGCTTTCTTAATAGTTAGCTAAACTCTCAGACGGGCTTTTTGCTCGTTTGAACCTATCTTTTACACTTTTTTCCCTCAATCTTTTTCAAAATAATCAAATTACGCTATAATTACTAAAATCACAATTCAAAGGGTTACTATGACTTTCAAGAACATCACAGAAAATGCCGTACTAAATGCAGTAGGAAGATTAATCGATCCAGGCGCTCAGACTTTAATGCCAGTAGAGTATTATGCAAAACACAAAGGGTTTATTGATTCTTATGTTGACGCTAAAAAAGCTGAGATCACAGGTGAAGATGAATACAAAGCATTCTTAAAGGATGGCGGTAAAGCTGCAGAGAAAAAAGCTGAGCCTAAAGTTGACTTGATGGAAGAAGTTAGAGCTGAGGAAGCTGCTAAAGAAGAGGCTGCTAAAGAAGAGCCAAAGCCAGAGCCAAAGCCAGAGCCAACTCCTGAGCCAGAGCCAGCAAAAGAAGAACCAGCAAAAGAGGAAGCTCCTGTAGAAGAAGCGCCTGCTAAAAAACCTGCTGCTCGTAAAAAAACTACTCGCAAGCCAGCAGAAAAGAAAGCTGACTAATGTTAGATCCTGATATCATTAAGGAGTTTATCAAAGATAAGCCTGAACTGAACATACTACATGACAACATGGAACAGTTCAGTGACGACTTACTTGATGTAATTATCCCTATGACTTATCAGGAAGCTGCTATTCTCGCTCCATCTGTTGCTAGAGCACCGTCTCAAGTCCCAGATGTAATAATGCTTCACGGTGTTATTGCAAGGCTTTTAGAGTCTGAATCTTTTCTTGAGCTGAGAAATCAGCTTCAGTACCAAGACAATAACATGTCTAGTGCGCCTTTGTCGGCTAAGCAAGCTCAATACACTCAACTGTCTCAGATGATGAGAGCTTACTTTCAGCAACTATTGAGTGCCTTTGCTACTTCATCATTCTATAACTCTTGTTGGGGTATGGCTAGTTCAAACTCTGCAGATATGGATAATATGTATGCTGGGTATTTCAATATTAATTTAATGCAAGATTTAACAGTATAATGAAAATCAAAATAGACAAGCTAAGTACATCGACTATTAGAGTTTTTATTAAAAGTATAGATACTATAATGGAAACAGGAACAATAACACTTAGGTTATCTATCTCTAAAAAAGAAGATAGCTTTGTGGTAGAACTCCCATATGAAAGAACTAAGATTGTTTATGATTTTGATCTGTCTAAAGAAGCTCCTAAGAACCCAGGGGATTTCAAGTATCTTGTCACTGTATCAGATGGTAATACAGATGAGACTTCAAGACCGACAATAGTTGGTTCTGGTGCTCCTCATCATATCTCTGGTGCAGTAAAGAAGATACAGCATGACTTTAGAAGAGTTGCCAAGCAGTACAACGGAAGCGTAATCTATATGTTCAAGAAGATACCTACTGGTGGCAACTGTACAGACTGTTGGGATGAAGACCTTATGGGGTCGAATAATAGTAATTGTAAGACATGTGGTGGAACAGGTAAGGTTACATACTACTCACAACCATTTAAATCATATGGTGATGCAGTTAAATTCACTAATGAGAAATATGGAACTCAAGACTCTGGTAAAGTAATGGAGAACACTGCTGTTCAGATGTCGGCAGTAGCAGACTTCGTTTTAACCACAGATGATATGGTCTACTACGATAATACTGGAGATTGGTACAGGGTTAAAGCTAGAACAGTGAGCGAACTACAATCGTTTCCAGTCCTTCAGATGCTCATCATGGATCTGATGCCAAGTGGTGCTCCTGAAACTGAAACAGCATATAAATTAATACACAAGGACGAATTATGAGTTTAGGACAATTAGAGAAAGAAGCTTTCATTGGAGTTATTGGGAAAGGGTTAAAGACTCTAGGGAAGCAAGTAGCAAAAACATCTAGGGCAAATGGCAAGAAAGGTTTAGGCATGATAGACTCTGCTAAAAACCAAGCCAAGACTGTAGCTGGTGTTTCTAAAAGCTTTGCTAAAAAGAATCCTATGCATGCTGCAGGAGTAGCTGGTGGAACAGGACTGGCTGCTGGATATGCACTTGGATCAAGTGGTAAAGAGTAAATACTATGCCTGAAATCATGATGGATGATCAGCCTAAACAGAGCTGTAAACAAGAAGAGTTAGAAGAAGGTGTCTTTTGGGCAGATTCTGAAGACAAGCAACTTCTTACCCCTACTAATATTGTTGGATACTATCAAAGAATGGTTAAGTCATTTTTAAACAGTACTGAGAAATACCAAGACACAGAAGTGAAGCCTGCTTTCAATAAAGAGGCTAATGAAGATTTTGGAAATCCTTTCGTTGTAGTGCAAAGAGATTCTCTTTCTGCACAAAACTTAGGTGTAAATGGAAATAAAACTAAATTGCCTCAAGCTTTACCAGCAGGAATTGCTAATTTTGGAGAGAAATATCCAGAAGCATCTGTGGAAGATAGTGTCATGTATTCAGATCTTATAAATATGGGTGTTCATTTAAATATTTATGGAAATTCTTCTGCCGAAGTTGAAGCTATAGCTAATACAGTGTTCCCTTTGATTATGGCAACAAGCTACGATGCCCTAAAACTCCCGTTTCCGTTCATACAATATGTAACTCCACCATCTATGTCTCCCGTAAATACTATGGAGAAGCATACTGATGTATATGTAGTAGCATTGTCTTGGAATATCACTTATCGTGATGACACCGTTTTGCTAATCAAGAAAAATGTGCTAAAATATGCTACAATTACCGTTAGAGAAGAACTTGAAGAAAGAGTAATCTACAGGTTCGACAATTAAACTCAAAAAAGGAAATTAAAATGGGTATTAGACCTTTCGTAGCGATTCGCCAGGATTTAACTTCAAGCGCTCCAAATATTTTAGAAAGCCAAATGAAAGGCATTCTTGTAGGACCATGTGTACAGTCTGAGGGAACTTTAGATGAACGTCTAAATGTTTCAAGTGCATACGGGACAATAGCAACAATTTTATCTGATGCAGCTTCGGCTCCTAAGATTATTAACACACCTGGTTTGATTGACGGGGCTTCCCTTGATTTTAATTCCATTAAATTCGGTTCTAAGGGAATCAAAGCTGTTATCGACCTAGTTGATGTATATGCTGGTTCTGTTAAGTCTGCAACTGAAAAGCACATTCTTAAAGTTGATATTACAACTGCTGGAAATGTTTCTATTGCAACTCTTCTTAGTAAAGGTGCTGCGGCTGGCGATTCTATCGACATCACAGTTGACAATGCTGGAACACCAGAGACTGAGACTCACAAAATCAGAATGATTGAAGTGGTTGACAATGCTGGTACAGATGAGCTTTACATCTACCTATGGAATGAAGTAGCAAATGCTCTTATCATTGATGAGACAGTAGCACTAACTTTCATGGAATATAAAAACATTACTGAAGCTAACATTGACGTTCTTGCTCCTCTTGCAATTGCTCAATATGGTACAAGCCTGTCTACATATACTATTGACAATACAGTTAATCCTACTGATGGAAGCTTTACTGTTACTATGTATGTTTATGAGCCTATCGGTGCACCAGAAGGTGTTACTTTTGATAACAGACAAATTTTAACTGATGATCTTTCTACGTTATCGAACTACACTAAAACTATGAATGTTTACAAAGTTGTAGATGGTTCTCTTTATAACTTCTTCGATGCAGACAGAGCTGATCTTTCTAACAACATCTTTGAAGTAACAACTGAAGACTATGTTACTAAACTTGGAAATGCTACTCCGAAAAACAAACTAGCTTATGCTATGAAGTTGATCGCTGCTGAAGTTCCTGGTGCAACGATGAAAGTTTACGTTACTAGTAGCGATTCAAGTGATGATTATACAACTGCTCTTGCTAGTCTTGCGACTGCTGAAGAAGTTTATAGTGTAACTGCTCTTACTGATAACGACTCTGTTCTTAGCAGCATGGTTGGAATGGTTAAAGCGGCTGCTGAAGAAACTACAGCAAAATGGAAAATGGCAGTTAACTGTCCAAGAGTTCCTCATGTTAGTAGCAAAATCGAATCAACTGATTACACTGTAACTCAGATTGGTACAACTGATTCTTACTATATTGACTCTCCTGCTGGTGGGTTCTTATCTGTTGGCGTATCTGCTGGCGACTACCTATTCGGTGACGCTGACTTAGATTCTGCTGGTGAGACTTATTACTCTCAGTATGGTGAATCTTATAGTGCTGCTGCAATTGCTAAAGTTGACTCAGTAATCACTGACAACAAGCTTCAAGTAACTGTAGTATCTCCAGGGTTTAACCTGTCAACTGGTTTATCTGCTCAGAACGCTGTTGTAGCTGTTCTTGATACTCATGCTAACCTTATCGGTACGATCAAGGATAAAGCTGAATCAATCAACAACCACGGTGTTGTTACAATGTTCCCAGATAAATATGAAGTGACTATGGCTGACGAAGCTGTTATCATTCCTGGTTACTATGCTGCTGCGATCACAAATGCAGTAATGGCTCACTTGCCACCTCAACAAGGTTTATCTAACCTGTCTTATAACAGCATCAGCCGTGTAATCGGAAGTAGCTTTTATTTCACAGATGGTGAACTTGATGAGATCGCATCTTCTGGTGTATACGTTATGCTTCAGCAAAACTATTCAACTAGACCATATGTTCTTAGACAATTAACTACTGATGTTGGTTCTCTTGAAACTATGGAAATCAATAAAGTTAGATGTCTTGACTATGCAACTCTTGCATTCTCTAGCGTTCTTCAAGACTTTATCGGTAAGAGAAATGTTAATGATGAGAATCTTCAAGATATCCAAAGACTTCTTGAGTCTGTAGGTAAAAATCTTGTTGAGTCTACTTATCATCAGTATCTTGGTTCTGTTGTAACTACTTACGACATCGTTGACGTATTTGTTCCATCTGGTGAGAAAGACGCAATTTCTTGTGTAATTGATGTTGAGACTCCAACGTCTCTTAATAAAATCAGACTTTTCGTAAGTTCTGGTATAAACTAGTAAAAGGAATATAATATGGCAGCAAGTTGTTCAGGTATAGTAATTAGCGGAAGCGCATCTTATGGTAATGATCCAGTACCTCTTTATGAGGCTGGACAAAGCAAGATCTCTTGTGTAATCGAATTAGAGGCTCTTGGTCAAATCCAAGTTTCTAGAGCTAGTTTTAATGGTTCTATTGGTAGTAGTGGTACTGCAACATTTGGTGGTGTAACAATCGCTGATGGTATTAAAAAGTACAACATCACTGCTCAATCAGGTCAAGCTTACTTTGTAGATACATTGATTGTAATCGGTAAAGTATAATTATATGGTCGGTCAGGTCGCTAGAAAGTGGGAACTCCCATCTGATAAAGATGTGGCTGTTCCTAGCACCCCTATATCTGACTCCATCTCTCCAGCCGCAGTCTTAGGCGTATGTTCAGAGGTCTATCCAGATTTATGTATAGCTAGAGTAAAAAGTCAAGCCCTCGAAGAAGAAAGACTATTCCCATATCATCCAGATTGTCCAGTAATCCCAGGTATCACTGTTGTTATAAGCATTGCGTCTAATGTGCCTAGAATAACAAGCGTTATAAGTTATGGAGCAGATGCGGATAAAGTTATGATTATGGATCCAGACGGAAAAGGGCCAGACGATTCTCCTTTTCTGTATGTGTATGATGAAGAAGTGCCTTGGTCTGAAGACGAAGCAGAACATATTGGAGCCAGTCCAGTGATCATAAAGCATGAGCCTGGCGAAAAAGTGTATCACGTAAACTTTGCTGGTCTTAAAATTGGCCATGAATCGGTTCATCTTTTTTATAAACCTCAAGCCAGAATAGAACTCTCCAAAGATCTTGTATCAATCAAAGCTGTTGAGTTTATAGCGTATTCTAAGGGCGGGTCCATCAGAATAGACAAGCCAGACGGGGATGGATCTGGAATGATTGCTTCTAGTGTCCATGATGTTGAAGCTGATGAGGCTTTTGAATACATACATGACCTAAAAGGTGATATTTCTTCTATCCTGTCAACTAAAAAAATCGAGATAGACATGAGTACTGCTCCAGGAAATGTTCCAGCAGTAAATGACATGGTCATGCTTACAATCATTTTAGACAAAGATGTAGCAGACTACGAAGAGCAGCCTTCTTTAGTTACTCATACGTATCAAAACAGAGAACTTGACATTAATAATCAAGGAACTGGATCTGGGAAAGAAATACACAAAGATCTTCTTAGTAAGTCAGAAAGTAGTCCAGAATCAATTAATAGTAGAGCGATACTCTGTAAAGTTCATGACATAGACTTTCCTATAACATACATGAAAGCAGTTACCCGATCAGGTGACATCTATGAGTTTACTGCAGGAGAAAAAACTTCTGTTTCCTCGGAAGTGTCTGACTTGGTATTTGGTAAATATTCAGGGTTTATCTTTGGTGACTATGATATGTCAATTCAAGACAATATGAAGACTTCTCATTTTCCAACAAAAGAGAACACATCTAGCTTCTATGAATTTTTTGGAACCTCGATTAGAAATATGAAGGGCAAGAGTAAAGACACGTATTTTCAAGAAAACTACGTCACTTGTATCAATACTCTCACTGAGCATGAGATAGATACATTTTCAGGAATAAGCACTCGAGATATCAAGATCTCCCCTATATATAGTGCAAAGTTTCAACATGCAACATTAGAGTATGATATTGTTCAAGACAGCGGCAGAACCGATGTGGGGACAACATCTGTAGTTAGAAAAGATAATGATGAGACAAGAATGGATATGTCCGTAGGGGCAAATGCTTTTAGTGTTATCTCATCTGATCAGGAAAAAGATAGTTCTCTTAGAGTGGGATCAAATGGAGCTGAATTTAAGACACCTGCGTCTATCGTAATGGACAGTAAAGTAGCTCTTTATAAAAGCGACTTTAATCAGTTTGAGGGCAAGAGCATATTCGAGGACGGTATCCATGTAGAAGGTGACTTTATTATAGATGCAGAGAATATATTTCTTTTAGCAAAAGAGAACATATTTCTCCAGAGTAAGGTTGTCTACACTGAAGCAAAAGAATCTTTTATAGTTAACTACTCTTCTAATTTTCAAGTATATTCATCTGAAGTGGTTATTCAAGATAACAAGACGCTTTTAAATGCAGGTATATTTATGCAGCAGACACAGGCTCATTTCCAAGGAGAGAGAACAAACGTGTATGGTCAAGACACAATTACCCTCTCGGCTGTTAAGTTTGCCACTTTAGCTTCAGAGAAAACAACTATTGCAGGATTGTCACAATGATGCCTACAGATAATAGAGTGATAAATATGTCAAACTTTTTTGAGTACCAAGCTTTTTCTGATGGGTATGGATGGATGACATATGATCATGAGCTAATGATAAGAAGCAGTATTGCAGAAAAAGGGTTTATAGACACTCTTAACAATACGGACATATGGAACAGAATAGGGTCTGATGTCTTCAATATGCCATATCTAAACGACAACGGAGACTGGAAGTTTGTGATACCTACATTCAGTGACATTTCGGAAGCGGATATCGGTAGAAAAGAGATAATAGGCAGAATGATTAAAAAGCTTATAATCTCTCCTGAAAACAATTTGTATTTTAATAGCAATTCAAAATTTATACTGTATAATACAAAGATCGAAGCCGAAGAGATAGATGCGATAGAAGACGCAAACACAATAAATATAATTTTTAATGTGATATCTCTTTTTCTGCTTCAGACCTTAAAAACAGGAATGGCATAATGAAAGATTCGGAGATAATGGAAGCGCTCGAAGAGCAAGCTGGAGAAGAAAAAAATAAGAGTTCTATGGAGTTTGATAGTAGTGCTTTCTCTGAGGAAAAAACAGAAGAGCCTGGAGGGGCTGACTATCAAGAGCAACCAGAAGGTCCTATCCCTGGTATTGATGTCCCTAAGCCTATGACTATAGCGCAGGCTATGGAAGAACTTGGCATCAGTAAGGACGAAGTCATCGCTATGATCCTTGATCTGACAGACAAAGGGTTTATAGAAGAGGAAGAAGAACTTTTTCATGGTAAAGTTAAGATAAAGTTCAGAACGTCTAAGTTGTCTGATTCTGGTAAATTTATTGACATGTTTGATGGTTTAACAATAAATAAGCAGGCAAAAGCCGAGTATTTTTTAAATTTATATTCTTTAACTGGGATTCTTGCTGAGTACAATGGTGAAGATCTGTGGGATATGGAAGTTAACGATAGAGCGGAATGGGTATCAGATAACATTCCTGTTCCTATCTATAGATTCCTGCTTGAAAAAGCAACTAAGTTTCATGCTAAAATAGAGCTGCTTGGGTCAAAAGAGGTGGCGGATTTTTTCTAGCATCCGACTCTCTATTAAGAAGGGTCGGGTTTTGCATTCAGTTTCTAAAGGAGATACCACCTTCGACTAGTCTTATTTATTACTTTATAGACCTTAAAGCTATGAAGGACGAAACTGAAGCAAGGGTCGAAAAATTTGTTAATTTCAGGAAAGACATAGTGGTCAATGGCCCGTATGATGAAGAATATGGGAAAAAAGCCATCAACCCATTGTTTGATGATCTTGATAAATTAGGTAAAATGTTTAAAGACAAAACTGTTGAGAGTGTTGAAGAAGAAGACTCAATAACAAATGAAG